AGAAAAAAGTAAAGATAAATAAGCGATTATTGGTTCTAAAATACCACCCTAATGCGGTCGCTATAAATATAGGTTGCAAGTCTGGTGATTTTTATAATATAAAAGATGGAATTTTCTGTCTTGGTGTTGGTAAAAGCAAATCAAGCGCATGGATTGCAGCTTATAGAAACGTTTACTCTGATTGATAAAGTAAGTAGAAAAAAGATATGAGAAACACAGCCCATTGCTATTTTGCCGATATATTAAAGGCATCCACATTTAGCGAAATGAATGACATTTTAAATGATGCTATTCGCGATACCATTGTGCCATCAAGCACAAAAGAAGAGTATAATTATCCTAAGATTTGCAAAGCCGCTCAATCGCGTGGCTTTGAGTTTGCTAAACATTTTAACTTACAACATATTGGATTATGAAAACGCCAAACCACACCCTAAACGACATTGAGCAATTGGTAGTAATAGTTCAGCTTAATGGCAATTGTCACCAGGTTCTATTATCAAAGGAAGATAAGGAATTGGTAAAGCATTTTATCGCCAACATGACAGGCGGATTAAAGCTAACTGAAGAATTGATGCCTGTTAAATTTGAACCATTAAGCAAGCCCGGCACCCTACCCCATAACGCCAAACCATTTCCTGAATTGAGTTTTAAAGATGGGGAGTGGGGGAGATGAAAAAGACACGATCTAGACATTATGAATCAGGCCCAATTCCATGTAATTGCGGATGCGATCAGTTGTTAACTGAAATTAATTATATACGCGATGTTGAAATGAAAGACTTAGAGCAAAAGGTTCAGGAATCATGTCGGATAATAAATGGGTTGTATGATCTTTTGGGATGCGATATTGATCCTGATTGCAGTCAAATTAAACATGCTGAACAATTCATAAGAGATAATTATATCGATGTGGTAAATGACTCCTGTTTGCCCAATAACGATGATTTACCTTTTTAACCCCTCAATAAAAATAACGATATGAAAAGAGAAGACATAAAACGAGCTAATGAAATTATATCATTAATGAATGATAGGGAGTTATTCTTAGAAAACCTTAATTCAGATCAATTAACAATCGGTATTTATGAGAAAGATGCCCCATCGTTTAGAATACAATTAATTGGGGTGCCCGATACATATGAACATCCATTTCAACCGTTAGCTAAAAAGTTTATCGATAATATTATTGAAAAAACAAAGGCTGATTTAACACAGCTTGAATATGAACTTAATCAACTATAAAATGAAAACAGCCCACATCCAACCGCTACCACCCGAGCGCAAAAAGCGAAAACTAAAAAAGCATCAAACCCAGGCACAAAAAATGTCGGAGATAATAGGCCGAAAAGTCGCTGAGCCGGTTTTGAATAAACACGAATTTGATGAACACCCTAAACACCTGATCGATTTTACTTTTGAGCGGTGTGTTTGGTTTAAGAGAAAGGGGAATTAGGGATTATGGACTCAAAAATATTCAAAACTCTTTCCCCGGCTCAACAATCAGTCGTTAATTGCCTAATGGTTCATGATAGCTATGTTCATATTAGCCCTTATTATAACCACAACAAAGTTGTTTCAAATACCGCATTGCAAGGCGATGGCTTTGAATATTGGTGTTTGATGCAGTTTACCAGGACTACGCTAAATGTATTATTAAATAAGCACATATTGGTCAATAATGGCGACCATAAAGATAAATTTATTCTAAATCCAGATATATGAAAAACCTCCTCCCCTACTGGCTCTCCCTATCAATCGGATTAGCTATTGTTTTAGCACCGTTTATTTTGGTGGTGTTGGTGGGATGGTTAATTTTGAAATGAAAATCTATGAAACTATTCAGAAAACGAAAGATAATATACGGATGTGCTGCCAGAGGCGATGAACATTCACCATACTTAACCCGTTGGGAATTGATAGCATGTAGTTGGTTTGCTGTATATCTGCACCGATTTGAGCGTAGTGATGATAGGTCAAGTTTGCACGATCATCCATGGAATTTTATTACCATTCCTTTAAAATATGGATATAATGATTGTCAATACAATGGCGGTACAGATCAATTCGGACAACCTGATTTCAATAGAACGCTAATGAAGCCTTTTACAATCCATTATCGTCCGGCTACGCATATTCACTTTGTTGAATTATTGCGAGATATTAACGATAATGAGAAAAAAGCATGGACATTAGTTATTCGTTTCAAATATATCCGTTATTGGGGATTTTGGTGCAAAGGAATATTCACGGTATTTCACGAATACTTTAGGCAGAATGGGTGCTAAAACACCACCACCCCACTATTGCTACTGCCGGGGCCGAAGTCAAAAACGGATATAACCCGTTTGTGGTGATCCCCAATCAAAGGTGACAATATCAACATTATTTGATCCATCTAATGTCCATGAATAAGGCTGGCCTTGCGGTAGACCGATAAAATACACAAACGCCTCTACATTATTCCCGAATAATTGGAAGTACGTTAGGATTGAACCGGGCGGCATTTGGACTTGCCATGTAATTGAAACAGTAGACACCGCAGAAAATGGCACTACAAAGGTATTTGTAACTGTATTGCTAAGCCAGTAAGGTAAATCAGCCCATAAGCCGGGACCCACTTTAAAGTTTTTCTTATCGGTAGATAACGCCGCCTCTCCATCTGCAATTAAAGGGTTGACGTAAGCCCAATTAGCCTCCGTATCGCGTCTTAATAATACAACTCCGTTAACTGTTACCATTGGCTTAATTTGCTTGCATTATAATCATTGGTGTGCTTTGTACCGCATGCCCACAGTCAATTGTATCAAATCTAAGCACACTATAGCTTCCAGGCGCTATCACACTGGCTAATATTGTTCCAAACTGATCTATAATATCAACAGACGACCCGGGAGGCGTTGGTGGTATATCATAAAATATCGGTATAATTTCGCCATCGCCAAGCATTGAATTGGTAAATGTTGACATTGCCGCATTCGGCGTATCGAGATCTACCCCAGTTATTAAAACAGTTCCGGTATATTGAACCTCGTTACTATCCCGGAATATGAACGGCATTTTTACCGATTGCATCAAAGCCAACTGAAACTGCCCTATGTTGGCAATATCAATAAAGTTGGTTATTCCTTTTAATGATACTGTATACCCATATTTACCACGATAGTCGAACGTTTTTCCCTTTAATCCATCCTTTGTTGTTGTTTCAATAGTTTCAGCAGTATAGGCAAGTGTTACATCGGTAGCATGCGCGGCAAGTTGATTATATCCATTGATGACATAATATAGAAAAAAATCCTGCCCTGTTAGTAACTTGCTCATTTGTTTGCCGATATTGTGCTAAAGATATAAAAAATACATATCATTTTTATCAACCATTTTTATAGTGGCCATCATGTCAGACATATCCCCTGTTTTACTACCCATTTTCTCTGCTATTTTTCTGATATTTCGCCGCATAATTATAAATAACTTGTGCGTCACTATCATCAAAGGCCACAATAACAACATGAACCTCACTATTGCGCAAGTCAGCAGATATTGAAAATGGTATAAATAAGCCATTGTACCCATCGAGAGTATAAATACCATAAAACAACATATTATCTGCCTTTATATCGCCTTCAAATATATCCATTGGCCTTTGGTATGTACGCGCCCATGATCCTATTATAGCCATCGGCAAACGGCCCTTATTGGCGGTTGTTTGCAGCTTAAATCTTAACGCGTTCATGGTTATCGCAGTATCATAAGTTAAACCATACATTAACTGTCCGGCCAATCGTTTATTTGGCGGATATGTAAATAGCGATAGGTCAATTTGCTTTGTTTCAGCCTTTGCAAAATTGGTTACATTGGTCACGGTGTGCGTTTCCCCAATTTGCAAATTAGTTGCACTTGATGCGTCTGATAATGTTATATTTAGTTGGTCTATTAAATAATATCCGGAATCTGTATCAGGCACATCAATGTAAAATCCCTGCCTGAAAGAAATTGGATCACCAGGCAATACAGTATATTTTGAAGTGTCATACAATTGCGCTTTTACGGAATAAAATCTTACTGAGACAGTGCCGATCTGGCTTTCTGGAAATATGGGCGCAGTAATACTATAAGATTGCCATCCTATATAATCTGTAGTAGGTATACCTTTAATCCCGCATGCATCCCCTTCGGTATAATATGTATCCTCCAAATGCTCCCATATTGTTTGTGAAGGCTGATTTGGCGGATGCCTGCCATTTGCCAAATAGTCATGATAGGATATAGAAGTTGATGGATTTACTTTTAAAAAATAGCCATTACCACTCGACGCATCAATAAAAACAGCGGTGAATGAAAAAACATACCCCTCTGCAAAGCCCAATAACGTATTTGTATTTGGGGGAACTTTCCAAACAAAAGAAATATTTAATAATTTATTTGACTGGTCTATATCAAAAAAAGGGGACGGATTTTCAAAGAAATTGCTACTTCCTTCGCTTACTGATACAGGCTTTACTTTAATCTCCCATTCGCCGTCATACGCCCCGCTTCCAATTGTTTCAGTAACCGGATCGTAATTTGCAAATGCATCCACGGTTCCAAATTTGTGGTCATACCCAGGTGGCAAATCTCCCTGTACGGCACCGATCTCAAATGATGGATTTTCATATAACAGGGCTAAAATATTAAAATCAATTTGAGCCTTCATAACACCAAATGATAGATCATAATTAATAGTCTGCATTGGGTTAATTGGTTTCAGTATTCGCCCGGCACCTATTGGCATTAAAGCAGGTTGATTGGCCCCGGTATTTATTACACCGGACATATCCGAATTAAAAGTGTAAAAAGATAAATTATAGTCAGCTATTTGTAACCCCTTATTAATATACCAAAGGTCGTTCCAATTAACAAGAACGAACGCTCCGTTAACCTGGCATATTGTTAGCTTAACAGATTTTAACAATTTCGATAGTGCTGTGTAAACATCATCAGGATTGCCAGATGAATCATAGTAATTATCTCCCCATGTGCTTATGTTACTCCAAAATTGTTCATCATAAACATCGTCATTTCGTAATGAACTAACCAAAGTGGTATTTCCATAATCATAATTAAGCCAATCAAGGCATATTTTAACTAAATAGCTCCACCCAAAAAGCCCATATAATTGCGTATAAATCTTATTCATATTTACATCATAGGTAAATATGGTTGGATCTCCAAAGTTGAAACCCTTTAATGATGCTAAGCCATCGGTTGCGGTAAATGATAGCGGATAGTTTGGATCCGCATACATGTCGCCTATTTGATCCGGCAATAACCATCCTTGAAAGTCTAAGACATCATTCCGGTATAGCTGCATAAACCATGTGCGTTCATCAACTTTAGCAAACTCATTATCAACATCAATTATGCCAGTATGCCAAACACTTATATCTAAAGTAGTGGCTAATATCGGCTCTGTTTTATCCTCGTTAGGGTTAGCGGTTGTTTTCTTTAATGGCACATCAGTTCCATCCAAATATATCGGATGTGTCGCCGGGTCGTATTGATGTTTTTGGTCAAGGAAATCCAGTCGGTAGGTAACGCCACCTAAAATAGATTTGAATTGCATTCGATACTTACACCGGGTTAGCGAAGGATCGTATGCTAAGATGGTAAAGTCATGCAATATACTACACTCATTAGTATCAATCGCTTTTATGAAATAATCATTCGGCGTAAGCCCAGTGAATAATCCAATGGTATTGCTTGTAATTAATCCACCAGAATTGTACAGATAATATGTTATTGGCGAAAATGATGATACTGCAAACATATTGCCAGCGCCATCATCTGTTCCAATTCCTGTTTCATCTGTTTTACTAAATGATTTTTCAAAAATGTCGCATGTCGGCGGGGTATATCCGCAGTAATATGAATTAATTTCAGTTTCATAGGTTACGTACGACAAGTTGGTTTTTACCTTATATGTGTACTTAGTTGTATCCTGGCAAACAACGCTTATAATTGTTCCTTCTGGCGGCTGTGTCGGGCCGCCTATTGCTGGCGTTGTATAAAAATCTGTAAACGTCAAATCTGTATCATCACGAATTACAGTTATCAATGTATCGGGGCCTAGATATGAAGCCGGGCGAAAGAATGTATAAAGAGTAACGTATGCCATTGATGTGTATTATGAAGTTCTGCCTATTCTTTTATTTGTGCGCGTTGTTTGCCTAAACCACATTTCAGCCCCTATTTGGAATGGCTCAATTTGAATTTTTTGATTGTTGTTACTACCCGACATCCCGGCAAAGTCTTGTAAGTGTTTTGGTGTTACTATTGCCTCCGGCCCAGCCTCACCAAATACACCGGCATGGGCTTTGGTAAATATACCGCCTGCGGCGTGGGTTGGCAGCGCAGATGCCCCGCCGCTTGATGACCCCATCAATCCACTTAATCCGCTTAGTGACCCAAATATTGATGTAAAACTACCAACTTCGGCAAATCCAGTAATGCTTAACAATGCGGCCAAAATGGCAGCAGCAGCGGCAGCGGCAATCAGTTTTTCAATTAGCTGCAATAAGAATTGCCCCATAGCAGATACAAAACTTTGAGTGCCTGATAGCGCCGATTGGAATGCGCTCATTAGTCCATTGCCAAATACTCGCGCTATTTCCTTTCCGGCCAATGCTTCGTTTTTTAAATCCTGATTATATTGCTTTGTCCCGGCTGATGCGGCCTGTCTGGCAACACGAATATCATTAAATGCCTTTACCTGAGCTTGCATACCTGATATAACAGCGTCATTCCCACCGCCGAAATTTGTATTAGCTGTCGGCTTAACCGATTTTATACTATCTTCTACAGTTGTATTATTCGCCCCAATACCACCTAAAACAGCGTCAATATCTGACTTGAATTTTCGGATTGCCTCGGTAGCGGCTGCAACTCTTCGTGCCAATGGGCTATCAACGTCTTCGGCATTTGTTTTACCGGCAAATATCGAGTTTTCTAAAGCTGTTTCAGCATTTTTTAATTCCTCTTGTAATAGTGCGAGGCCGTCTTTGGTGGTTTTTATTTTTTCAGGCTTTATTCCTTCACCTTTTAATAAAGTTTGAACACCATATTGTTCCAATACGCCCTGTATAGCAGCGGCGTTATCTTTGATCTTGTCTTGGATAGCTTTTTTATAATCATCAAGTGATTTTACATCGCCATCGGTATCGGTTATAAATGCGCTATTATTCGCAACGATTCGGGTTTGTTGAGTAGCGCCTATAGGCCTAAATCCAGGAGTTGCAATATTTGTGTTGGCTGGTGTAAATCCCTGCTGTTTTTGCTTTTCGGCAGCGGCTGCTTTTTCGGCATTTATGCGCTTTATCCTTTGCCATTGCTCATCCGCTTCCCGTTCATTGGTTTGTAATTGCGCCTGTATTTGTATTAATGGCTTTATTTGCTCAGCCAATGATTCCTGACCAGCCTTTGCCGCAGCTGAATTAATGATTGAATTACTCAATCGATCATACGCTCCGGCAGCCTCGCCGGCTAATATTGCCTCTTTAGACATATTGCCAAAATAGGCAGGATATTCTTTTTGTAATTCTCGGACAGCTATTAATCGTTGTTGCCTAGATAACGCATCGTTTTGAGATGCTTGATATAATATAGTTAAGTGCGATAATTCATCTGCGGATGTTTTAACGCTTGTTTCTAACGCTTTTTGAAATTCTGTTTGTGATGCAGCGGCCTCTTTTTGTCTGTCTTTCCATTTCATAAATAATTCAACCGCAACAGATACGCCAAGTATTACACCACCAGGCCCCCAAAGAGATGACGCTAAAGCAGTCATAGCGCCTTTAAATGATCCGGTTTCATTAACTAACGAGTTGATGTGGTGACCCATAGCCAGCAATGAACGTTCAGCCGCCTGTCCGCCTACTGTAAAGGCTAATACCCCATCCCTTGCCGCGGATATACCAGAACGCATTTGCATCATTCTCATTGAAGCTGATTGAGCTGCGCCCCCTAACCTATCCGTTTGCATAGCAGCGTCAGAAAGGCTGCGAGATACTGAATTGCTGGCTGATTGCGCACCAGCCGCCACTTGCTGCATCCCAGCTTGAAATGCTGTTACATCTGCTCCTACCTGTACGTTTAATGCCATTGGTATTGAATGAGTATTGTTTTGCTTTAAAGGTATAAAATAAAAGCGATAAATAAAAAAGCCGCCAGTATCGAAACTCTGGCGGCTCACCTTTTAAATTTATGTTTGAGCTAAATATTTTTAAATTGTACGAGTATCACTTTCTGGTGTATATGTTTTTGGATTGTAATTAACCCATATTTTATTACCATTGGCGTCTTCGATGCAATATTGGCATACTTTTCTTGATTTGAATCCAGCATGCCCTGATGTATGATGATGCGACCGCTTTTTCATGACTCAAACATACAGTTACATACGTAAACGCCATGAACAATTAACATTGGTGACCCGCAATCTGGACACTTCATAAATGATAATATTTCGTAAGTTTTCATGATTTATTATTTAATGTCTATGAAATAATGGTGATTGATTTTATTATATCACCACACTTTTTACATTTATTAATTGTAGAATACCAATTGGTTTTAGTCTTTACACATTTTGCTGGCAATCGCGCTCCACAAATTATTTTTCCCTCTTGAAAATAGTGTGTTTTCATATCTTTAAAATTTAAATACCCTATCGTGAATAAATATTCCTAACCTATACGCGCCAATAGCGTTGCAAATAGCCAATAATGGATGGCCTATTGCGTTGTGAAAAAACTCTTTCATTTTGTTTTCTGATTGGTAATTAATAAACACTCGCAAACTAAACACCTATTATCCCATGATTTGAAACTAACCTTGAATTTAGTAGTTAGTTTTTCGGGACTACCACATACGGCAGTAGTCCCGAAATGCATTATTGGTGTGGTCATTCTGATTCCTGTTCAGCCCACAAATCATTTTCAACCCCATGCCATGTTTTATTAATGGCATCTGTCATTTCGGGCGAATAAATACCCTCATCCTGCCTCGGTACAAATAAAACAATGAGGCCTTTATCGGAGCGCTTTATTTGAACATTTGCGTATGTCTGACAATCAACAACATGTTTAATGTCATTCGCGAACTCTTTGACTGTTAGCTTTACAATACCACCATCGCAGGTTTGTACATTGTTTTCACCGAAGTAATAGACCATCTTGTCTATTACACATTGTGCGTTTACATTATTTTGCATTTTTACACTTATTTATTATCGAGCGACATTGCTCAATTTCTTTGTCGTTAATATTACCCCCAAATGAAACATAGTACTCGCGCCATACTCTTTACGAACAGCTTTCAATAGCTTCTCAATATGGCTTAAACTATTAGGCTTAATACCTTTCTCAGCTAACAACACAGCTATTTCCGCCTGTGTTTTACCTTCCGAAAGGTAGCTAATTATTAAATCCTGCGTTTTCATAAAACAAAGATAACTACTATTTCAATAGGTTGTATACGGTTAACCGTATTAAATAATATTACTTATCCCTTCGGTATCAGCGCCGCCCTATCAACTGCCATCCGCATTAATTCCTCTTTATCTTCAGCGGATACTACCACCGGGGCTATCTTAATATCCCATTCAAAAGGCATTACTTCAGTTGGCAATTTAGGATCGGTAACTTGCATTCGGTATGTCCACCATGCAATCATGCGAGTATGTTCCCATTGAATGTGGCCGCGCTTAATATGCCCGGTTACAATACAGCTATATTCATACCACGTGAGAGAATAAAACTCATGCGCTGATAGGCCAAGTTCACCAGTGGCAAACTCTATTATAGTACGAAAAGTTGAGGGTTTTATTTTTTTTTTGGTTCTGTTTCCGGCTGTTGGTTGGCAAGCCTTATTTTTTCCTGCTCTTCCAAAAATTCAGTAATGCCATTAACCTTTTTAAAGTTCTCCCATATTGGAGTAAACTCGTCAAGATTATCCATGTCGCCAATAATTTGAGCAACTTCCTGAACGGTAATAGTGGGCCTTAAAATGAATTGAGATTTTTCATAACCTATAAATCCGGCATATAGCAATGCCGCCATTCCTGTGAGCAGGTTATCCCCTGTCACATTCATTAGCTCAACATGGGCATTAACCGGGTCGCATTGTAGAACTTTACCTAATTCAATGAGCGCGTAATTATTAAAGTGGAATATGCGATCTTTGCCGCCGAAAGTTATAGATATAGCGTCAACCATAAATATTAAGAAACAGGTAAGAAGTCAAGTTTGCCATCTCCGTCAAATGTAACATCGAAAGTGGCCTCCTGTTCTGTTTGGGCAGACACCTTACTTGATGTGATATAAGCATTTCCTCCCATCCATAAACCACCTGATTGCGGATTTTGAAATGTTATATAAAGCAATGTCTGTGCCGCCTGCAATTTCATCAAAGCTAATCCTGTTTGCTGCGTTAACATTTGAACGGAATTTTGAACAGGCATAAGGCCGTTAACAGTTATTTTAAAACTGTTTTTTTGTGGTACGTTCCGAGCCCATAATGTGCCGTCAGATGCAACATCGCAGTTAGTAGTAGCATCCGATGTAGCTGTTGCCAATTCCGCAGTTAATGTTTTGGCGCAACCTATTGGGGTAGTGCCATTATAAACTATAAAATTCCTACCCTGTATGTATGTTGTTGCCATTGCCTAAACGATTATGGAGTGATATTGATATTTTTTATAAATATAGTTAATTTTTGGTAAATGCAAATTATTTATCTCATACAGAAACGATGGGGTTAATCCAACCCGTTTATCCTATGTGTATACCTCACAACGCGCCTGGCAATAGTCACGGTTTGCATTTCAATCTCAATATCATGACTATCTGAAAAGTTAGTTTGATAAACAGTAAACGGAGGTATTGAAATATCGGTGTGTGATGCCGTCCAAAGGTCAATCCGGTTACTAATCAGTTCTTCAATATCATCAATAACAGCGCTGTCTACATATCCAGTAGGTTGTTCACTGATAATATCCAATAATATTGAGCAAGTCCACCCGCGCCCACAATTAGTCTGTGATGATGGCGAATTTGTTTGGGACGAGATTATTACCCGCGTTGCCGGTATTGGAGTTACGTTTTTCGGTACACGTCTGTCATATATCGGCGTACCAATATCGGCTAACAATGTTAGGTAGGCTTTGCGGATATATTTTGAGGGGTTAAGCATCTTTAATTATACCATTTTGATACGCAATACTATGAATTATATTTTGCAATGCATGAAGATGAAATCTAAACTTATTATTATCATCCTGATGTTTAAATGATTCTGGTATATCCATAAATACATTCCAAAAATCAGCAGACTTTTCAAGCGTTGATCCTATTACCTTTTTCAACTCTGTATTTACCATTTTAATCTATCCTTAATTCATTTAAAGCAGTTCGTAACATTGGCTCTAATTTACCAATATTTTTTACATAAGCAGGATATAAAAATGGTTGCGGTTTTAGTCCGTTTTTAAGAATCGATTTAGCAATAGCATACGCAGCCCGTTCATCTAAATCTCTATTAACGGATGCCTTCCCTGTCCGCCTATGTGTTTTAATTGAAAACGATGATCCATAGGCCCCACCATGTCTTTTCACCCATCCCGTTAATGCCAGTATAAATGCTGCAAAATCACCTCCTCCGGCGCCTTTAAATTCATTTGCAACATCCTGCATTTCGGGCGGCACATCAACTTTTGCGCCTGTCCCGAACTCTTGAAATGGGCTTTCGGGTGCATTTGCATTGATGGTTGCTATTGCACCGGTTTCAGTACTAACCAGGTCTTTAGCTATCATTTGTCGTATCGCGCCCAAATCAGCCGGGGCATTAGTTTTGGCATCCGCAACAATCATATCGGCAACTGAATCCACAATAGCATTGGCATATCTCGCGCCATCTCCGCCTACGCGTTTAAGATCGCTTATTAATTGGGGTATGCCTGTTACTATGCAACTCATGACCTTTTCACCCCCAATATAAACACAAAATTTCTATCCTTATAAACCTTATCATCCAAATTCTGAAACGTAACCTTTGCACCAGGCCAGTACGGCAATATTGAATGTATTGTATAAATATCCCCCGGCGTATTTAAATCTTCAAATATCATATCCTTTGTAGGGGTAAAAAAAGACCTGAACCGGATAGTTAAAATCTTTGACTCATTCAACACACTCGCATAAGCCTCTAACCCGGCTTGCTGGTATTGGCGTATTGGTTCTAAGCCGCCCCATGTAGTATCGCTTCCGGTATCAGTAACTACTACGGGCGATTCGGTTGCGGTGTTGCCTCCGTATTGGTCTGTAGTGCTGCTTAGTTGCGCAAATCGGATGCGGTGGTTGAGTTTGGCGGGGTTCATGGTATTAACACCCCTTTCAAATTAGCAGATACACCAACGCCATTAAGCATATCAGGCACCGGGTCATAATTGCGTAATTGGTTGATAAAGTCTTTTTCAACTTCTTCATCACACCATTTGCTAAACTGCTTTATTGCTCGTTTTTGCTCTTGTGTATATTGCCGCTTTTTTTTGCCTCGCATTCCCATAATTACAATACAGTTGCAAACCTCCTATAATTAGTCAATAATAAACTAACACTACTCAACAATTCCTCTTTAGTCGCTTCCCTGTTTTCGTAAGATGAGGCTATTATTTCCTTTGCCGCCGTAATTAAATCATTAGGAATATCTCCAACACTCGCATACCCAACATCCAATGTCAACACGAAGTTTTGAGCGCACCCATGCAGATTATATACATCCGGCGCAAAGAACTGATAGTTATAATCGCTATACCATAGCCCGTTACCCCAAAATAACTCAGTGCGCAATGTCAGCCATTTAAATTTAACAGTGTAAATATTGGTGTCGGCGCTGTCATAAGCCGCAACCGTATATCCGTTCAATGGAAATTGAAACGCATCATATTTAACATCGCTTAAATGGATTATTTCCGGGCGCTGATAAAGCCGGTAATTAGTCGCCTGTTCAACCATTGCAACCGCCGCATTAATTAGCGAAGTTATCAGCGCGTCATCATCACCAAAATCTACTTTGATGTAGTTTTTCGCATCTGATAGGGGTATGATGTCTAATGGCCCCATTACACGCCGATATTTAAAAAGTTAACTAATTGCTTTATTTCAGAATCCAACTTATCTGAATTATAAGTTTCATAATATCCTAAATCAGTCAATGCCATATCAATTGTTTTTAAGTCAAACCCGCGCGGTTTATCACCATTTAACGTAGCCATATTTGATTCAACCCGTTCGCGAAATTTAACCGCTTCTTTAGTGTAATCGCGAAACCGCATCATTGAACGCTTTAAATACTCAACACTTGCCGTGTCGCCTTGTTCGTGATACATTACAGCAAGCGCAAATATAGGAACCAATCCAAAAACAGCAATAGCATTATCAAACATTAATTGTTGACTTAGCTTATATCCGCTTTTTACCGCTGGTTCGCTTACAATTACCATGCCTTTATATTACTAATCCAGTCATTCAATTTTATCAATTCTGCTGCGCTACCATGTGCGCAAAATTCAGCTCTTTGTAAACTCAACTGCGATGCCAAATTATATGCCTGTTCATTTTCTATCAAATATAGAATTTTATTTGCATAACCTTGTATATCATCCCGCGAAATAAATATCCCGGCGTATGACAGATTTTCGGCAATGCCAGGCGTTTTGTTGGCTATCACCGGAATACCCATCGCAATTGCTTCGGCGCAAACCTGTGAGTAACTTTCATATTCGGACGGGGCGATTAAAATTTTAGTTTGATTATAAACAATTCGCATATCCATACCGTTGGGAAGATAGGTTAGATTGGGTAATCCTTCATGCGTTATTTGTTCCTGATAACCACCTAATACACCTAAAAACTGCACATGTGGCAACATTTTTGCCAATTCAATCAATATATGACCTCCTTTGTTATGAGCGCAATTGATTAGGGTAACGGTTTTCGGAACGGGCTTCCGTTTCTTTGGCGCTACATACTTCGTTATCACCGGATGCACTACAATGCCATCATAATGCCCGAAGGTGTTTTTCAGATCATCTCGTAATTGATAAGAATTATAAATTACGTGTAATATTTCGGGTGGGCTGTGTTTAGTCGGATATCCAGTAGAATTATTATGAGCAATAAATATCAACGGTTTTTTGTATTTATAAGCCATATTATATCCCATTGGTGTGCCTAATAATTGGGTTATGATAATATCGGCCCATTCGTAAAGATGGGTGTTTGTGATAAACATTTCATGTGGCGATCCTTGGGGGATGCACTCGATACCGTTGTGTGTGTATGCTGATTCGCTGCCGACTATCGCTCGTATGATATGGCCTTGTGACTGCAGGTAGGTGCATAGGTTGGTTAAATACACCTCTCCGCCTGCGAGATGTTGGTGATGGAAATTGTAGGGGATTAAAAGGATGTTCATTTAATTGTAATTAACAGGCTCAAATGGTTTAGTGTATTTTATATGGCCTGTGGAAATATCCATAGTCCCACCCCATGGATATTGATGACGTTTTAGTTTTTTAATTCCATAATTCAAACATGTATCAAGATTTATAAAGTAATCTGAAATCATATCTGTTGCATCATCAAAAACTATGTGCGCTTGAAAATATTTCACGCCATTAACTAAATATGAACATACAGTAACAAAAGACAAACCACGCACAATAAAAACAGTTTCTGATTTGTATGGTATTTTTTTGTTCCTAATAACATCACCTATTGTTTCACCAATAAATAACTTTTTAAACCATCCCATAATTACCTATGATAAATAAATCGTTTATTAGTAAATAAGTAGTCCGAATATTCATACTCCTTCTCTCCCCAAATCCCCCGCTTATAAATATGCACATCACATTTCAACTCTATTAACTCAAGCAAATAGTTAAGTGAACTATTGGAAATGTGAACCTCCGAAGCCAATTCAATAACTCCCAACCAATCAATCAGCGTAAAACCGAGAATATTTCGCATTTCTACAACCGGATAATTGCCGGAAACTTCGGGTATAATACTATGCACTGCGGCATGTCCGAATGTTTTATTAACCAGGCAGAACCCATCATTAGGCAAGTCCAACAATGCAATTAAACGTTTCTCAGCCTCTTTATCCCGTTCCCAATACAAATTACGCCATATTAAATAATTATGCCCGTAAAGCTCATATTTTGACCTCATGCAGTCTTTCAGCGTCCGACCCATGATTTCACTTGCAAAACGGTATGGGATTAACTTGCCATAGTTTGTGTAAACCATTGCCGGGTTATCATATGGCACATTTAATTCATTTTTTCGCACGAAGTTTATATCGGGGAAATGCTTGGCAATGGTAATGTATATTTCATCAATGGGCCAAATCACTTCATTGCCCTCATTAATTAATTCGCGGATAAGCGGCACTAGAAACAGGATGTCACCAAGCGAAAGGAATTGATTAATTACATACTTGTTGCGTGGCGCTGCCGGTTTTACCACCCTATTACCATGCTTGCCAAATTGCTTATCTAAATACTTATCCGGCTGCATGTATCCCTCAAAGGCAAACTTCTCAGCTACTTCTACCGGGGCAAACTTGATGCCGCATTTCACCTCTAAATAAGGCCGGTATGTCCTGCAAATATGATGGTCTTCCGGGTGTTTAAATTGTATGTGCGGATCTGTAGCAACTATTTCCATTAATCTACGTGAACGTAATGAGAAACCGCCATTCCCTACTGCCATTTCATCCATATAATGCCAGGGAGCGCCTATGTAATCATACTCTAACCACGAGTTATCCCATGCTTGCCAATTATGCACATATCCGTCATGTTGGCAAATAAGCATATGGGAAGTATTGACGTGCTTGTAAAGTTCTTTAATGCAGAACTCGCTGTATTGTTCCTTTGAGCTAATGGAATGTGTGATTTGCTTTTCCGCGCCGAACTTAATCCACTTAGTGCAAATGTCGATTGCTTTTTTAAGGCGTTGCGGTTGACTGTCTACACCAATTAGGGTTACATCCGGCAAATCCCAATAATAAAAGTCATCAGCAATATCAGGGGCTTCTGTATGGTTCATGCTGCTATCAAAACCGATATGTTGGATCACTGATTCTTTTAAGCACCAGGCACCCCCTGCATTAAGGCATGAGTTGTGATCCCAATTGCCAGGGTTATTTAAAGATGGTTTAACAAAATTTTCGTATGTATATTTATCAATACAAAAATTGATGCCCCCAACCGATTCCTTAAATAAAATATCATCAAAGTCATATTTTATTTTATGTCTTTCTGTTCCATTAGCATTTTTTGTAATGGAATGAAATCCTGTTAATATACCTCTACCTGTTTTATGAATATTTTCTAAAAGTCTTTCCACAAAATCCGGTCTTACTATTGCATCACTATCTAAATTGATCACGATGTCAAAATCAGCAAACAAAAGTTCATACCCGTAAAGCAAACTGTCTTTAATGCCTGAATTTTTACCCTTTTGATGTAGAAATAATGGCGTTTTTATTTGGTGAAAGTCCTCGATTAACCGCATTGTTTCTTTGTCGGTACTCGCATCATCCACGATTAGAATTTGGTTGATCTTTGACAAATCAGCCCGATATAAAGACCAAAGGCATTGTTTCAAATACTCAGGACGGTTATATGTAGTTATAAGTAATGCTACTTTCATAATGCAGCGCATTTAGAAGCCCAATATCGCCCGCATTTATCCGCCCAATCCTTATAAAATTCAATAGGTGTATCGTTTTCTTTTTTGCTTAATCCTTCATTGTATTGATTTACAAATTCATCAGGCATAGGTGTTTTACAATAAGTATAATACATGCCTTTCATCCGGGTTTCGTTCATATTCTGATGGGATAATGTTTTATTTTGTCCGGCTAATGAGTCGGTTACATAATGCCCGATTGGTATATCAGGGAAATGCTTTTGGTTATCAGCGGTTACCCTGGTAAACGATGGCTTTTCGTAAAGCGATGAGCGGTCGTTTGTGCTAACTTCGGGGAATGGATTGATTGTTTTACCAAAATGCATTAATGCCACATCGTAAGCAACGTCTGTTTCTTTTTGCGCTATATCGATTGCGTTTTTAATCGTGTTATTTATTAGATCTTCACCATTAATAATATTTTTAACCTTCTCACAAACCACCACAAAACTATGATCCCAATCACAACCGGAAACATAAACCTTATGGCCTAAATCGTTTAGATATGTTTCAATTTCGCTGCCGTCAAATGAATGGATATGCTTTCGGTTGCTTGATGGGTGCCAGTATGTTTGAGATGAATGAGGCAGATAAAGGAATAATGTACCTCCAACGCGGATTTTACTAAGCCAATAATCTAAAACATCGTACCAATTGCGCTGTACATGCTCTAAACAGTGAGAGCTGAATATGTAGTCAACTTCCCCGGCTGGCAGTTTCATTGCATCGTATTTCGGATCAATTGATGGTTCAATGCCGATAGCGCCGGGCAACATCCATGCTTCTTTTGAATAGCCGATGTCGTAGCCAACCATGCGTTCAGTGTCTATGATATATTGAGCAAGTGGCATAATCCATCTTGCAGCGTTTCCGCGCCCCTGCCAATCAGGGTATTTGTTGCCGTTGTGTTGAATGAAGTTTAAGGGCATGTTATTTACGTGGAAATGTTTGTGAATGTTCGGATGTGTTTAACAATTCATAAGGTACGCCAAAAGCCGCACAAATATCGCGCTCATCAGTTATACTCATAGGTAACCATTCAAGAGGTTGGTCAGTAGGTATGATAGGTATGCGTAAATCATCTTTTTGTTGTTGTGTTAATACCCAGCATTTTGTGTTATCATAATCACACATAATTAGGTTAGTGTTTAACGAGCGCTTTAATTCTGCAATATCTTTTTGCCTTTGTATTTCTGCGCAAAATGCTACTAACGGCGATATGCCGTAGGTTGGTTTATTTTCCATTATTTACAGGTATGCATTTTTTCAATTCTTTCAATAATTTAGGGTCTGTATTTTTAGCAATCCATACGCCATTACCTAAGTCCTGCATATTTTTCTTTATGCGGTCAAACTTTTTAGGCGACACATCGGATATGGTTACCTTACTTTCCATACTCTTTCTTTTCTACAGGTTTACCCTCTTGCTTGGTGACGTGTTTGGTTAGGACGGTATCAACGTGATTTGAAAACGTCCTATTTTCTTTTAATGCCTGTTCTTTCAAAGCCTTTATCGTGCTTTCCTCTACACGGGCAGGAATTTGTTTTTTCATCCTTTTTTGCTTAAAAAATCATATGGAATATTAGCCATACGATTGGCATTCACGACATCTGATAAATCATCGGGCCGTAATGATTTTTGAACGAACCCGCGAATAGCTGTATAGCATAAATCATTTATTTGAGCGCCAGATCTTTTTGATAGTTCTACAAGGTCTTCCATAACCTCTATATTGATAGTTATGGCAATGGTTACTGTATTGTACATAATGGGTTTTGTTTTTGTTATTCCAAAGGTAATACAATTGCAACCATATAAACAAGCCTTTCTCAAAATAAAAAAATGGCCGCACCTCTCAAAGCACAGCCATCACAAAACCAAATCCACCTAATATGAAAAACGAATATAATAAAAAATCCGGATACTTCACAGCAGCCGGATTAAAAGGATATGAAAACAATAATTATTTAAGAACCAGGATTAACAAACGTGCCGTGGATGAATGCATCGCTATAAAATACAGGAAGAGCAACTCTCCCCTCCACCCGAACCGTGATCTGATTATTCACCACGTTATCCCCGTCTTGCTCAAAGAACTCAACAATAGGGTCTTCGCGGAATAACAACATTGCGCCTTTATCAAAGTCACCTGTCAACCAAGTATTATCCACCTGTGCGGTTGATTTCCAAACAGGTGCACCGGCGATATTAAGCTGGTTGTTCTGCATTGAAACGTAACCTAAACCAGGTAATGAGTATATCCCGGCAGTTGAGCCACTTGATTGTGATAACAGGATGTCATTATAACCGCGAGGGCGTAACAGAACGCCGGTAGCGTTGTGGTTTAACTCCTCAATTACTGACATGCCATCCACAATCATTTCAACTGATTTAGTACGGCCCGGTACGTAGGCAATTGAATTTGCCGCAGCGTATAAGCCTAAAAGCTGACCGTTTGCGCCTGTTCCGCTTAATACCTGGGTATCTTCTGCATCAAGATATTTTTGCAGCAACCTCGAAGCAAGCGAAGATTTTAGCGCCGGGATATCATCCAATGATTTGCGGGAAATTTTAACATAACCGGCAATGAATTGAGATGGAGCGCTGGCCTCTGTGTAACGAACGTCGAACTGTGGTTTTGCACCGCTGTTTTCCTGCCATACGCCAATTGAGCCATCGAAGCCAATTTCCTTTAAGAAGTTGTAAAGCGATGTTGACATACGGCCTGTTGCCAATATATCACGCATGTGTACTTGGCGATTAGGCAGCATAACGATGCCCGGTGCAACCTGTACGTTAGCGGCGGTAAGGTTTGATATTGAAGATAAACCCATATCGCCAACGGCCTTTAGTTCAAATTGAACCGGAGCGCCTTTCTTTTGACCGAACTTCAAGATAGCTTCTTCGTGTTCGTCGATGCCTTTGTTTAGGGCGTCGGTGAATGAGATGCCTTTATTAGCCTGTTCCTGTGCATTTGAGCGAAAACGGTTGATTTCGAGGATAGCTGTTTCTTGATCCTTTAATTTGACGTCCATAGCGGCTTTTTGCTCCATAATGGTATCAAGTTGGCTTTTCAAGTCAGCATTACTATCAATGGCGGCTTTTATCTCCAGCTTAAATGCCTCTTTTACTTCGGCAGTCATACGCCCGCTGTTTTCCGATGCTTTTTTGTAAACAAGGTTAAATTTTTCTTTAACCTGTTTTTGTTCCGGCGTATCGGTCGCCTCTATTGCGAAAATTTCTTCCATTTTGTTTAAAAGTTAAAACCGTTAAATGATGATTGATTTATTTTAAAATCGAACCCACTCATTAAACTTTTTCGGCTTGTTACCAACAGAGTGCTTTTTGTAAACATGCATTTGCAGTTAGGGCATTCCATATCATCGGTTAGCGCGTTTTCATCGCCGTCCGGTTCAACTTCGCTCTTGCAATTTGGGCATGTTATCATAGCGGCTCCCTTTTCTTCAAGTGAAACTCCTTTGCCTAAATTATAGTATTCGGTATTTATTTGTTTGATTGATAATTCTAAAGCGGCGTATGTTTCATCACGCATGCCGTCAATTCGTAGTGCTTTTAATAATTTTGCTTCACGTGCCGCCAAATCTTCACGGGTCATTGAAGATTTTACACCTGTCATTTGCGCCTGTGGATTTGCGCCCCATGTTACAGCTGAATGCTCATATAAATTGAGTTCGATTAGTTCACGATACCATGTTTCCCAATCCTGCGCGTCGGGTTGTTGAATAACCGATTTAACCGTTTGAAACCCTATTGAGTTTTCCTCAACTAATCCACCGGCGATAAGTTTTAAAGCATCTTCGGCGAACGTTGCTCCGCTGGTAATAGTAGCCTCATAGTACAGCCCTTTGCTATCCTCTTTTAGTATTGACGGCTTTGCCAATACTTTGCCGGGATTGTGTTGCCATAAAAACAGGATTGTGTTTTTTCCCTGTGGGCCGTTTTCGTTTATTGACTTTGCAAAAGCACCGGGTAGTATAATATCATCATCTAAATCTTTGTTTCCAAAAATAGACGCGTAACCAGTTACTGTCTTTCCGTCTGTATCGGTTACCATAGACGGGCTTGTTACGTTCTTAACTTCTAAAATTCCTTTCGGTATCTCGGTTAGTCCGCTTTTGCTTTTACTAAAATTGCCTATGATTTTTGCCATTGGGGTTATTTGGTAGTAAAAGTAACTTAAAGCAAATAAATTTTGATTATTAGCGGCAAAGTCTTAAATTAGCGTAATTTAAGTTGAATTAAAATGACAGTACAAGAGTTGATTGATTTATTGCAAACATGCGAGGATAAGTCGTTACAGATTATGTATGATGATAATGAATTTGGCACCACTGAAATAAATGAGGTGTTTTTAAACAATGCTCATGCGTGGAATAATCCAAATCATCCGGATGAAAAATATTACACATTCCAATAATGGCAAGACACAAAATACAAGCTTACGATATTTCAGAAAATACAAAAGAGGCTATTGAAAAACTATGCGAAAAAGAGCAGCGTTCTGAAAGTTTCATAGTTAGCCGGATACTTAATAAGATGTTCGATCCTATTATTCACATAGAGCCTAAAAAAGTTTTACCACCTGTAGATTTTAAAGATTAGGGATATGAACGAATATAATTTAAAATACGCCGAACATTGGGGAAATATTCCTAAAGAGCAACTGCAAGATGTTCCGAAAATAACTGAATTAATGAAAGAGTTACGTTTTGGCATAGCTGAAAAATACGAAAAACTAATAGCTGATAACGATTTAAATCATGAAATGTATCATCCTGCTATTGGATTTACTGATTGCGAAGATGATTTTGTTAAAAATAGGACTACGGTTATTATTTATGCCGAACCGAATATTTTAACGTCAAGCGATGGTAATTATAAAGACAAATTACCTAACGCACTTTCAACACCGGCAACCCATTAACCCCAATTAAAGGGACAATAACCAAAGCGCACCTACAATTGACAACTTCCCTAGCCGGGGCGCTCATATCGCCAGGGTACTGCATTAATAATGAACCAACTTCAAACGCCTCATCCATAGCAATAGGCAAACTTCCATCCATATCCGCATGATCTGGCCGGGTGTTCATATCCATTATTGGAACCCAGCCTTTGCCCGTTTCATAATCGCTATCATCCGCCCCTAAGAACGCGCCTTTATTTGCTGCGGTAGTTGTTTCAGTACGGGCAATAACAAGCGCTCGATTACGGTTGAAATCGGGACTATCAAGCTGCGTTTCAATATATGTCGCCCGTTCTGAAATTGGCAACGACTGTGATTCATCCAATAACTGCTGTATCCGATCCCGGGTTGTATCTGTAACACCCTGTACCCGGTCGGCAGCTTCGGTCTGATAGAATAGCGACATTAGTTTATGCCATGCCTGTGAAAAAAAACCAACACCGCCATCTTTTTGTTGCTCGGCACGTTTACCCATCGAATTTACACGCCCTAATATCCATCCCGCTTGTTTTACGCCAACAGTTGTGTAGCATTTCATATATGCCGCTTGCATAGGCTGTTTTGATACTAATACCGTCAAATGTGCGCTCAAATCAGCAACTCCATATGCATGAACCCAATCAATTACCGGCTTAACCTGTGCATCCAATGCTGCCTTAAAATTGCGATATTGCTGTTGTTCTAATCGGTGGTGTTGCCTGCGCCAATCAATAGCCCATTGCTGTGAATTAAAGCGTACCGTTTGCATTTTGTCCGGCTTGTGTGAATTGCTGGTCAGTAATTGAAAGGTCGTCAATTAACATCATATTCGACGGCAATACAACCTTATCCATATTTGGCTCTGTAGATGTTCCAAATCCCATTCCCTGTAGTTTCATATTTGGCGTTAACCACCATGCTTGCGCCATCCACGCAGCGACCTTTTGCATATCTTCCTGCATGTCAGGCAGTGTTGACGGGTCGAGTTGGATTATGTATGTTTTATTACCGTTCGCATACGCCGGGCAAATATCACGGGTTAACCGGTCAGATATGGTATTAGCCAATGGCGTAATAACATTATAAATAAACTGCTTCATGTGTGCTGCAACGTTATTATCCGTCGAAGCGTCCATGTTATTCATTAACGTAATAGGCACATGATACGCGTTGCAAATATCCTTTGTATCAAAATTTAACGACTCAATCAGCATCATATCACCTACGGGTAATCCGATTTGCTGCCAATCCAATGGGGAAGCCCCGGCAAATATTCGCTCAATTAAATCACCAGATGAACGGTGTTTACTGGCAATCTGTTCTTTTAAATCACGTGCTTGGTCAGGATTAAGCGGCGGCGCTCCCGTCTTAGGGGTCAGGATGCCCATTGCGCCGCCGTTTTTCATTTGCTTATTAGCCTCAATGCGGCTGTCATGGTTTTTTTGCAGCGTCAGCCGATAAGCCATTAATGGCGATTGCCCGTAAAGCTGTGAACCGTAATTAGTATAGTTCGGATTGAAAGTCTTTAAATGACTTACATCACTAACCGGAAAATCATATTCAGCCGCGCCGAAGAAACGCTGGTTTATCACCCTGTACCCCTTTATTGGCTGCATAGGCCCACCGGACATTATAGAAATGAATGGCGCTGGTAATACAAACATTTCCTTAGGTTTTCGGCTTGATGGTATTAGGTAGTTGTAATAGTTATATGTGTTGCCTGTGAGTAGATAAAATCCGGCATAATGCTTCAACCACTCCGCGTATGTTTGATATGGATTAGGCTTGTACAGTAAATCCGAAATATCCGGCATGTAAACCTCTTTCATTGCCTTTAATTCGATTGCCTTTGCCTTTATTTGCGATTCTACTGTATTTGATTGGAGTAGGTTACGGTATTTCTGAACACTGCCTATTTTATCCTTTGTAACCTCGTAAACAATCGGTGTACACGCGGCCAGCTTCTGTAATATCAAGTCAACGCATGAATAAACATCGGCGTTAAACTGGTAGCCTTGCTGAATATATGTAAATGCGTTATCGCCTAATTGTACTGGCTGTCCATTGTTTAAGAACCCATATAACGCCGTTTGGTATGATGTATTAAGATTGGCAATAACTTCAAGCTGTTGATTTAACCGCTTTACCTCACTCTGTACGGTTCCTATTTCTAATTCCTTATCAAAGATTGCTATCTCAACCTCTTCTTTTTTGGCTAACCCGAACGCTGATAATAAACCCATTGATAAATTATTTGTGTAAATATAGTTTTAGGTTTTGGTTTTTGCAAATTACCATACTACCAAACTGATTCGTGTGAATATGCATTATCTAAAACCAACTCCGTAGCGCCCCAAACAAGGGCATCAATTCTATTAGGTGACTTCTCGCCTGCCTTTGCACTCCACGATGTCATTTCAAGTTCTAAGTCGGGTAATTCGCCAACATGATGCGCCTTCCCCTGCTCATATAACGCTGCAACTGGCTCTGCCCTGGTTAATTTGTCGCGGGTTGCATGAACTGATTTATAACTTACATTTTGATCAACCCCGCGTATCACTGTTTCAATCAAATCACCACCGTTGTTAACTTCTCCGATAATTCTATCGGCCCGGTATTTGCGGTATAATTGAACGGCTTTTTTTGCCCAATCAGTAGGGGTGTAAATATCCGATGCGTCTTCTAATACATAAATATGTCCGTTAAAGCCTTTCGCAACAACGACCATTCCCGTTTCGTCTGAAGTGTCTTTACTCGTTACTGCCGGGTCAATAGCTACAACAATTCGTTCGTAGTTAACTTCTCGGGTAACCAGATTTATTGCAGCGGTTTCAAGACCGCGCGTTGAGTTTATAAGTTCATCTGTCCATAAAGCACCTTCGGTATCATCGCTAAACTCGCCATTTAAAAATCTCACCCGCTTACGCAATGGCATGGAGTTTAATATCTCCATATATTCTGGCGATATGTTATCAAGGTTATCAATTGGGTTCATCCTGATCCATGCGTAACGCTCGGCGTTTAACGCGGTATTTTGCTCCGGATCTACTTTTTCAATAAACACTTTATAAAGCCAATGCTTTTTTGATGGGGGATTGCAATCAACGAATAAAATATTTCTTGCACCTTCGATTAGTTGCGCTAACCTGGTCTTAATCGTGCTATAGGCATCATAACTTATTTGACTTGCTTCATTTAGGAAGATCGTAAGGAATTCCATCCCTAAAATCTTTTCGGTCCGATCTTTATCATCCAATCCGGCTAACCAAACTTGTGATCCATTAGGCAGCTCAATAAAATAATCAACATTATTCCATTTAACAATTAAACCAGGGAAACAAAGTTTTAATACTTTTTTAAGTGTATCGGCCCAAATTGAATTTTTTACAGCATTAAACCTGAAACGGGCTATAAGATGGCGACTGCCAGGATATTTTAAAGCTATTAAGATGATTGTACGAACAATGATAAAAGATTTGCCTGATCGACTACCGCCAACTAATAAAAACTCCTTACACGCGGTTAAAAATAACGCACACGCCTTGATTTGTATTTTAGTCTTTTTGAACATCTGAACCTATCTGTTCATCTTGGGAGTCAAAGTGGAGGGAAACACCACCTGAATGATCTACTTCTGTACGTTCGACATATCCGCGTTTTTTGCCTTTAGTTTTAAGGTAAAATATTATTGCGGTATCGCTTGGGGGTAATTCATAAATAACCGGCTCACCTTTGGAGTTGTATGTTTGGGTTGTTACCCCATTTATCTTTTCCATTAGTTTTGATTCTACAAAATCAATAGCCACATCTTGTATCTCATCAACAGCAATTTTAAATTCAGGATCTGTGTTATAATAATTGTAATATGTTGAACGGGGACAACCAATTGAAGCACAGGCACTTGTAACTATACCTTTGTGATTTTCAAGTGATTCCAGTATTTCTTTTTTATAATCGTCCATTTGTCCAAATTTACTTATACTATTTTACATTAGCAAATCTGCCTTTTTACTTAACCATTTTTTTTCCAAATCATAATTTAAAAAGAAAATAATTGCAGCGGATACCGTTTTGCTTTTTTTAGTAGCCGGGATTTCGTCTAATAAAAGCTGGGCTTCTTTGGTTAATGTGAAATTATTGCGCTTGGCTTTGGTGGTCAGGAATGGGCGGCTCATATATCCTGTTTTGCAGATATGACATTTTTACGTTGTTCGGATGCGGAAAGATAGCCGCGTGTTTTACGGACAGCATGTGTAATTGCGTTGCTTCTGTTTGTTGCCCTTACAACCTGGGTAGGAGCATTTGTGAATTTTACTTTATACATTTTGATTAGTTTTTGATAGCCCAAAAGGGGATGATAGTATTTCCGTCAATTTCTTTGATGATTGATTTTGCAATCCATTTTTCAGTCCCTGCTGGTAATTGTAAAAGAAAAGCTTTTTCTGATGTTTTTACAATTACACAATCTGCAAAAAGCAAACCACCGTTTTGACGAGCTTCTGTGCGTGTGTTAGCTACTACTGAACTTTCTACAACTCCTTTAACACCTATTACTTTGTAGATTGATAAAGAGCAAGCAGCAAGGCTACTAAGCGCTTGTGCTACATTTACATTCATTTGGTTTGCTACTTCTGTAACTGCTGCGATTTGTGATTTTGTGGCTTTCATAATTTCCTTGTTTGATTATGATATAAAGATACACACTTTTATTTAATTGTCAATAGGAAAATGAAAATAAATTTTATTGTAACAACAATATGACAAATCAAGTAATTATGGGCTATCCTCCTATCCCATCAACATGCGTTTTCCAATCATCATCCCGGTTATTAAAAAACTCATCCGCTTTTGAATCAACCTCACCTTTCGCCTTATCAACCCATACCCTGCCAAAGCAAGTCTGCTCAACACATTTTCCGGCCATATAATCGATTATTGCGCTTTGTATGTGTTCTAGTCCTAACCCGAACACAACAGCGCACCCTTGGGCACGTAGGTACTCATGGTATTGAAATTGATTGCATAGATGTTCTGAGTAAAGTAAGGTAACACCGTCTTTTCGGAATACTTTATCTTTACTCAACTTGGTTTCAATATATAGGCAGGAATACAATCTCGTTTTATGTATGATGTGAATATCCGGGTATCCAGTCCCGCTTTGGGCCGCTGAAAATTGCTCTTTAATATATGACGGGCAATATTGATCAGCGAAATAGTCGGTACGGAAGTGGATAGTTGGATAGTTTTCCTTGATCCATTTCACTACATAGGATTGTAATTGCGATTCGCGGGTGAAGTAGAGGGGTGGGGTTTTCATAGATTACCAGCTTAAAAACTCTTCTTGTGTAATCCATGATTTAGCTATCAATAATTCCAAACCTAATTCGTATTGGTCATCAACAGCTAACCACCCTTCAACATCACTTCCATTACTACAATAAATAATTACAGGTGTATTGTCAGGTATTTTATTTTCTTCTTCACTCTCTGGATATATTTCATAAAACCTATTTAGGTTATTTGTTACGTTTTCTTCGTTAATTTTCATTTCTTTTTTCAATTATTGTGTGTTGATCTTCAATTTCTTTTCTACTTCCCGGAAATAATCGCCAGATCATCCGATCCCTGGCTATTAAATAATCCACCAGTCAAGGCGGATGAACATAAGGCACTTTCGGTTTAGGCTTGGCTTTGTACTTCGGCTCGGTTGGCTGATCCGTCACCATATCGCCTGCACTATTTAGGCGGGTTGTTGGTTTTGCGTATTTTTTGTATGATTTTGCCATTATATATTATAGTTGAGATAATATAGCCCGTTCATAAATATCAGCCATTTCCATATAATAATCAAACATATAATAAGCATCTAAAATGTCTTTATAAACATCAAAGCATTTTTTCGCTTGTGATTTATAATAATTAAACATATAAATCAGAGATTGGATTGATGGTTCTTTTGTTATTTTCATATATCAAATGCAGTTTGTGCAGTTTCTTGCAAAATAAAAACAGCCTTTACACTATTAAAAACAGCCAAACTGCACACTTTGCACAAATTGCGATAGTAACTATATATAATTGATAATATTAACCTACACATTATATAATTTAATTATAAATAAATATAAAAATTTGGGGTTCATATGTGAGTATTAATATCCCTATCTACTACTTTTTTCTCTCTTTTATATAGTACCCCTTGCAAAATGTGCAATTCGTGCAGTTTATGCATCAGTTTGCTTGAAACGCGGTTTAAAACTGCATTCATATTGCACAAACTGCATTTACCATTTTTTAGTCGTGTCGATTTCATCAAGGCAATTACAGTTAATTTGATCGGCTGATATGATATTTTTATATATCCAATTAAGACAATCTTCCCGGCTTACATGGGCATGGCGCAATGTTGAATATAAGCGCCTTAAATAATTATGCCTAAAACCTGGTTTAAATTCAATCTCATTTTTAGCCTCAACCCATCGGCAGCAAGCTATGAAAAAAGCATGATTTGGGGTTGCCCTTATTCGCTCATTTGAATTTGATAATTGTTGTGAAATTTCTGCCGTATCTTGAAATATTTCCGGGTTGGGTTCAAAGTGAGCATCCGGGTCGTAAGCAATAAATCTCAACCGGCTGACATCAGCCAGCGGATCAATAACAATTCTGCGATCTAAAAAATAAGTCCTAATAGCCTCAAAATGTCCGGCATGTTCATCTTTATAGGCTATTGGGAATAGTCCCCAATATCCAATATTTGATACAGATCTACCTAAATACGCAACGTATGGGATATTATCAATTATATAATCTCTCATTTGTTCAAGCCCACCCGGATGTAAAAGCATAGGGTTTAAGCCGGGATCAATATCGAATGCTATGAATCCGGTATGAAATAAATGATTGCCATTTGATCGGCTTATGGTTAAGTTGTCCTGAACGCTACTAATACAGGCGGCGCTAAGGGCGCTTTTGTTTTCATTATAATAATCACTTTTATAGCCGCTTTGGCGTAACTTCGTCAGTAGGCCTTGGTTTGTATACCTTTCGTTAGTTAGTATGTCAAGCAAGAGCCTGTTTGTGCCTGGTATAGCTAATTCAGGTTGTCCCTTAACTTTTGGGTATATGCTTTTATAAAAACTACAAATTTTCCCGGTGAAAATGTCGGTTGTCATAGATCAACCCCCTCTTTAATCCAATGCCTAATATACTGCGCAGTTCTTTCTAAATCATCAGATGTGTGATTTATTGGATTTGGGCCAGTTGTGCCTAATGATTGTATTTCACCATCAATGGCGTAAAGAAGTGCTGAGCATGCATCTAAATAACGTGCTATTACTTCAATGCTGTTTTTTTGGTCTGTTGTAAGTTGCTCGTTCATATCAAAATAAATTTTTAGTGTATTCTCCATGTTTTATTTTAAACAGCAGCGATGTTTCCGATCGCATGCCGTGCTCTTTTAAAAAATTATCAGCTGCCCTGTCTTTAAATCCAAAAGATGCGCATACCTTTATGAATTGCTTTCTATCAAACTTAACCCCGTGTTCTGGCAATGCATTATAAACATCAAGCCATTTGTCTTTAAGTAAATCAAATGGTGTTAATATTCTAACTTTCAGGGCCTGGTCAATGAAATACTTTGTTAAAACTACAGATCCTTTGGCAGCATCTACTGAAACATAAACCCATTCATCTGTGTCATGACTTAAAGCCGATTGTATCATTTGAAGTATAAGGGCAAATTTATGCAAGTAAATTTCCATTTTAGCCAAAATACCCCTATAATCATCGTTTTCCGTTTCGTTCTGCTCATCAATCATAAACCGCTGAAAGTCGTTGATTATTTTATAGCTTTCAATATTATATTTCATTTCATAGGTAGGTTCTTCAAATCCTATTCCCAATAAAAAGTATAATATTTTAGTATACTTTGCCTCTTCTATTGGATTTATACCGAACTGATTAGGGTATTGCTTTTTAAATCCGTCCGGTTGTGATATTAGCCATCTGTCAAAAAAACCACTTTCGGACTTTCCAAAAAAATATTCCTTAAGCACGCTCGGTTGTGTTGTTCCGATTATTGTTAAATATGTATGGCGAGCGTGCGCGCTGGCTCCGTTCATCCTATCCCGCATAACGCTACTTCCATTGAATAGGGTTAAATACATTTGCTCGTCAGCCCCGGCATTATATCGATTAAATCGGCCCACAAACCCGGCGATTTCATCGTACACCATTCCTATGCCTTTTGGATTTGCAGCAAGCATCATTATTAATTTTTCCGGTGTTGTGTCATTTATGGTGTGCTTCGGCGGTTCGGGAGGTGGCTCCATTTTAGATTTTGGATTTTGAGCCTTGTATTCTTGAAATTCAATCATAACATCACGGTGTTTATCCAATAACTCAAATTGGTATTTTCGTATGGGCTTAAACGCATCATCCAGAGGCTCAGATTTTGTATATCCTTTTTTACCTAAAATAATACACCATAGTGAGGCAATTGATTTAAAGTTCCCGGTATCTAAAATTATTGACCTGCCCATCGCGGTGCTTGCCGCAGCCAAAAATCCCTGTATAAAATATTCAATAGGGTATCCTTTTGCCTCTGAATAGTGACATATTATTTGCTGCACCTCTTCCGGAAAAGCATTTATAGGGTGTTCAATTTCGTCTGGCATATTAACAAAAGTTTACTGTATTTAGGTAGGAAATTTAAAGCGATACATTTTCAAGCAACTCCTTAAGTTTTATTTCATTCTCAAAGGAAAGAGATTTTGTGCCTTTTAACACCTGGCTAAAAGTCGATTTTGAAATTCCTAAACACGTGGCAATATAAACCTTTTTAAGTCCTGATTTTTTAATTTTTTCTTTTATAATTCCATTCATATTAACTTTTGTTAACCTATTTTCTATAAAAATAACCGAGCGTTAAACCCGGCTATTTATTAAGCACTAATATACAAAATATCTCGTTCTTTCACAAACTTTATTTTTTGCAGTGAAGGGTTCATAAGAAAATGGGATGAAAGTTGCCTGTATACGGCTTATTATAGATTTTTCTAATTAATGTTTTTCGGCACTTTATAGAATTATATGACCGCTTAACCATTTTGCATAATTTAACATTTTCAATGTCAATATTGGCTAATATAATAAGATCCTCTTTTTCTGTCCATCGCCTGTTTAATTTTAAATCTTCAATATTAATTACCTCATCATTATGAATATGCGGCTTAATTGATTCACAAAACCAACATGCAGGCTTATCACACTGATAGGTATAGCTACCCTCGCCTTGACACGCTAATTGCATGTTTGTTTCTTGTAGGGTTGGGTGCATTTTAAAATTTACTTAGCCATTGTTCATAAATTCTTGTTGCTATTTGTGCTGTCATAATGGGCGGGACTGACATACCAATAAGATATGATTTTGAATTTTCGGTTTTACATCCAATAAAATTATAATCGTACGGATATGATCCAGCATAACAAAATTCATTGTGATTTAACTTACGGGGTTCAGTACTATGCATTATTCCCGAATATAGACTATTAATTCTTTGATTGGCGGCAATAGTAGGCAAAACCTGTTTATCATGTGCTTTTATGCAATTAAAGCCAGCCTTATTAACCTCAATTTCATCTTGTGAACCACCTTGTCTTATTTTATGCCATTTATCAATATCAATTTGTCTTGGTAAGGTTTTTCCTGTAATTTCTTTTATTTCACCAAATGGTATCTGTGTTTCACAAAACCTCAAATCAATTTTTGGATATTTTTCACCATTAGCCAAATCTTTTCGCAAACAAACAAAAAACACCCTTTCACGTCTTTGTGGCACACCCATTTTTGATGCATCTAATAAATGCAATTGACAAGTATACCCGGCTTTATCAAAGGCTTTATAGATTAGCTTGACATATCTCATTGCAGATCCTAAAACCAAACCTTTAACATTTTCGGCAATTACCACTTTAGGTTGTAATTCTTTAGCTAAATCAATGAAGTCAAAAAATAAAGTATCTAATACTTGCATTGCTTGACCTTCCCGGAATATCTTTTCTTTCCCCCAATCTGTTTCACGATTGCCAGCCATTGAGAATGAACTACATGGCGGTGAACCATCTAAAATATCAAGATTGTATAATTCGGACGGTAAATCTTTTCTTAACTTAAAACTTT